AAGCAACTGCGTCATTCTTTGCGGATAAATAGCTAACGGTGTCTGCATCAGTTGTTTTTATTTGGATTCCAGCGTGTGAAGCACTTTCTACCTCAAGCAAGGTATCGGGTGACGCAGTTCCAATTCCGACGGAGCCGTTATTAAAATAAAAAACACCAGCTCCTGTATAAAACTGCATCCCATTGGCATTATTATAACTATTTAAATATCCCCAACCATTATCGTCATAACTGCCAAGCATTACATAATTATCACCAGAGCCATGTAATTTTAATCTTTTATTTGCTCCTTCACCAGTCATACGACTACCACCAATCTCAACTTCTGAATTAGTAGTATCAACCGTGAATACATCCCCACCATCACCGTTTTTTCTGACCAATAAGGCTTCTGTAGAGGTTACATCTATTACTTGCGTTCCTTCTAATATTTCATCAAAGGCTAAACTTCCACCACCACTTACAGTTAAATCTCCTGAAATGGTTAAATCACCAGATATTGTTCCGCCAGCAAGAGATACATTTAATCTACTGTTGGATTCATCAAGAGCTGCGTTTAATGTTTCTTTTGATGTAGCGGCGTTTATGCCTATTGTATTTCCAGAAGCATCTTCGTACACTTTGTTTAATACTTCTTGTGTAGTGTACTTTCTTAAGTTAGTTGCCATAACTTTACCTATATATTATCCACCACCACCGCCTCGAAGGCATTAATTTTTATCTTACTGCAAAAGGTCCCGAAGGGAATGTAACGGATATATTCCGTTTATTACTTTCGTTATCGCCTAACTTACCATAAAATTCTTTCATATAATATTCCTTTCTGTCGAGTTCTCCATTTCTCTCTGCTAACATTCCTTTGCAGTAATCTAACACCGCAAGGTTAAGCATCTTATTAAGGTTAATGTGAGAAGTTGAATCTGGAGTAGTAACTTCTTTTGGTATTTGAGTAATTGAGACTCTTTCCCCAGCTGCTTCAAGGGTAAAAGTATCTCCAGTAATAGTAAGAGCTCCAGCGGATTGACCAGTACTAGAATTTAATGTATAATCTCCATCATTACTTGCAGAACCACGTATTCTAATTTTATCTCCTAAAGCAAATTTTTTACCAGAAGTATTAAATCCATTATTTGAATCACTAACGACTGTACCTGCGTCTGCAAACGATATACCAATTCCAGAATTATACCCAACTGTTGTTTCTAATGCTTCGGCTACAAATGGTTCACTTACTCTTGTATATTCTATCCTTAATCCATTTGCAATATCTTCATTTGGGTACATCAATTCTTTATCATAAGATTGAAATACTCCATTTTGACTTATTCTTCCAACTCCAGAACCCCCTCTAAACTTATATAAAAGGATTTCTCTACCTCGTAAATAATAAAACCATTCTTTATCTACAAAAAAACTCATGGTGATGTATCCTCTACTAAATAATGTGGTTGAGTGGAAAGTCTTCTAATTTTTTTATATCTACTATCACTTGTATCTAATACACTAATATTTTCTAAAGAAACTAAATCAGAAGGAAGTAAATATACATTATCTGTACTATTTACAGATTTAATTAAATCTCTTTTAGTAGATTCTACTTTTTCTTTTGTATTGCTCTGCATTAAATGAATTGCATCTTTTATCCAAGCAATAGCAAGAGTTTCCTCTTTGATATTAAGACGCTCCATTACTTCTAAAACTGTCATTAGTCTTCAACTACTATTATTTCTAAGTATCCAGATGAAGTATCAAAAGCTGCAAATAAATCAGCGGCAGCTCTAAATAAACAAAATTCACCAGCTTTTAATTTTATTGTATAACTACTAGTTAATCCAATTCTACAAAAATTTGTTGCATCTAAATTTTTTATAAATACATAACCAGCAGTCCCAAGTTCTGCATTTGCCATATCTAATGATTCGTTGCCAGTCCCTACTAATTGAGTTGTTTGCAATACAGATTCACCAGTCATGTTTATTTTTTTTACTTCAGACCTATCTAATCTTGCTCCTAAAGCAGTTTTAATATTTAAACTAATCTGTGTACTAATTTCATTTGCCATTATTTACCTCTTTGTAATTCCATAACCTTATCTAAGGTTTTTGTATTATTTTCTATATAAGTTTTTATTTCTGTTACTGCCCAATTGTAATGTTGAGAAGACATTTGTAAATAATGATTTAATTTAACACCATTTTCAGCTTGCCATTGAGCTATTTGTCCTTGATTTAATTGAACTGTTTCATTTAATCTTGATTGATAATCTTGTAATTCTGAATTGAACTCAGCTTGAGATGATTGTAACCTAGCTGTGTATTCACTAATTTGAGATTGTATTGCATTTATTCGTGAATTAAGCATTTCAGAATCTTCTTCAGTTGTAATCCAATTTTCTACATCAGCCCAATCTGGTTGTTGTAATGTGGGAGGGGTAAAATTTGGAGGGGATTCTTTTCCCCAAGACATACTTGGGAATGTAGAAGAAGCCGCTAATGCAGTAAATTCTCTTGAACTTGCATAATTTATAATAGCATTTCTTAAATCACAATCATCGTCTAATTTAGAAAAATCTACATAAGTTACATGAGCTGTTGCGCTATTTGTTGGGTCTGGTTTAACATTTACTACATTTCCATGTTTAATATAATACTTAGGAAAAACAGAACTTGGAATTTTTAAACTTCCACTAGCTGATTCTAAAAAAGCGGCATCTTGTGATGATGATTTTTCAGCTCTATAAACATCTCTTCTTACTGAAATAATATTATCTGTTCCGATTGGTAAAGTTATTCCAGTTGGGCTACTATCTCCTCCATGAGTAGCGGCAACTGTTTCAGTTCCTGCCCACTTTAATAAATCTTTAGGAATAGTAGATACTACAAACTTTTGAGCATCTTCAATACTATTAGCAGTTGGAGTATTCCCAGTGTTCGCTAAAACCGTTGATTGTATATCTGATATTGCCATATAAAATTTTTAGTTTATATATAGGGGCCCGAAGACCCCTATATATTGTTTAGTTAAGATTAACTCCAACCAGTTGCTGTGAAAGTAGTGGCTTGCAATCCATCAAGAGCAGTACTTGCTACATTAACGCAAGTCTTACCACTAACGATTACAACATCTGAAGATGCATATTCAAACGTCAAATCCGTTCCAATAGCTCCTCCAAAAGTTACATCATTTTCATCAAGCTCCATTGTTTGTTCACCTTGAGCTTGTGTTGTGACGATAGTAGTCTTATTAACTGCAACTGCATCAGCTACTCCAGCTGCGTTACCGCATCTTTCTTGAGTAATAACCCCTACAAAAACAGCTGTTTCTGCGTCTGGTAAGGATATTTTAGCTGCCGCTGCTAAGACTCCACCCATTAGGATTCTATACTTTAATCCTATGGTAGATTGGTTAGCCGCTGGTAATTTAATTACTGCAGCACTAGCTAAAGCAGCTGAAATAAAGATTACTCCTCCATCATCTTCTGATAATGTATGAGAAGCATCACCAGCCGTCACGACTGATATTTCTTTATACCCAGTATTTTTAACTAGACTGTTTAGTTTTTCACCAGCTTTGTTTTGGCCATATAAAGGTATTGCCATGATTTACCTCCTATTTCCAGACCGCATGGGATTCTGGCATTTGCCATTCCATACCGGCCTCAGTTTGAATTAAGTCAACTCTTCGGTCAACACCACTGTTTTCAAGAGTCTGGACTCCAACATAAACTGCAGTATCACGATTCAATCCGTTACCGACTAATGGTCGATATGCGCAATTCTTCATGTTTACAGCTAACATTTTAACTCCAGTTCCGTCTAAGTGAATATTACGAGACACATTCATTACCCCATAAGGAGTATAAATCTGTGTAATATCTACACCAAAGACGTTCTTCTTTCCGCCCATGCTAAAATCAGCTCTTCCAGCTCCGTTGCTTACTCCAGCAACTTGCTGTACATTAGCTGAAAAGTATCCACTTAATTTATGCAACCAATTATATACATCAGTTGAAACCATAAATAAAGTAGCACTTGCATTGTTGTAACGTGGGTCTAGGAAACTACTCATATCATCAAGAAAATCATCTTGTGACTTAGTACCCGTTCCACCCATTCCAGAACCATCAAAGATATTTCCGTAAGATACACAGAAATCAACAGCTCCTTCAGTATATTGAGCTCCATCATTATCAGTTCCTTGAGAACCAAATAATAACGATTGTTCAATATCGAACTTATGTTCAATTAACTTTTCACGCCAGATTCGTGCAAACTCATTGGCTTCATACTTGAGAACGGTAGCACGTGTTGTGTTATCCATTGCCATAGCAGTTTTCCAAATTTGAGTAAGCCCAAATGCAGTTGAGAAAGGTTGGTCTTTCCAAGTCTCTGGGTAACCAGTTCCTTGAGCATGAGCTGAGCCAACTACATAGCATCTTTTCTTTTCAAGATACAATGCTATTGATTTTCCAGAAATATCCACAGTATCAAGAGCATTAGTAGCAGTTGAGTAAGATGTTAATTCTAAATCATCTGTAGCTGTACCCTTGTTAACTACTTCTGTTTTTAGTATAGCAGCGTCTGATACAGAAGTTGTATCGACTGATAATACTTTAACAATTAAGTAATCATCTGGAGTAGTTGCTATATTAGTTGTTCCACCTGTATCGTCCCAATTACTTGCAGCTTCAGAATCATTAAAATTGCTAGAGCCAGCAACTATATAAGGAATCTTAACTATAGCATTTGGTAAAAAAAATGCAGGTTGCGAACCACTTACGCCAGGGACTACATCTGTTGCAGATTGACCATAAATAGTCTGAATATTTCCAGCAGATTTATAATCACCAATCATGCAAAAGTAGTAAATATCACCAGCGTCTACATTTTCATGAGTTACAGTTGCATTTCCACCTGCCATAGTAGCAGGAGCAGATGTTCCATGATTTGATACATAAGCGTATCGTTTGTGATACGAAGGCCTGCGTTCAGTAAATTTGAACTCAGGGTCATCCGTAGGTTTTTTAGCAACTTTAGATACAAATCGGAAGAAAGGGTCTTGAGCAATGTTCAGTTCAGAAACTCTATCCCCAAAATTGTACTTTCGTCTAAGGTCACCAGTGTCTTTTGAAGTACCATCAGACCACGAAGCCGCGTCTGAATAAGTACCTAAGCTAAATACATCAGCCATTTGTTTACCTCTTTATTTTGAGTTAATGGCCTTTAATATTATCTAAATACCAAAAGCCTTTTCTAGTTCGTTTGTCGAACCCAAAATGGCATCAAAGACTGAATCATCTGGAGATTGTTCAACAGAGGTACTGCCTTGTGTAGCTAGTGTACCTGGTTGTTGTTGAACTTCCTTCATTTTATTGTGGACTTCTTGTCTTGCATTATTAGCTATATTCTCATCACGACTCTTGCGATTCATCAAGAAATAAATATCATCAAGTTCAAGAGATTTAGATTTTGCAAATTCTGTAAAATTAGACCATTCTTCATCAGACATTTCATGTTTCTGACGAAAATCAGTTTCCTTCGCTAGTTTTTGGTTTTCTACCTTTTGCCCTTGCAAAGCACCATTCAAACGACGTTGGACAATTCCATCAATCGTTGCTCCTAGCACTTTTGCTGAATCAGATTCAGGTTGAGAAAAAGCATCATCAGCATCGAACGCAAAGTCTTCGTCTAGATTCAGCTTTTCAGTCATTGTTTGTGGGGTTTGACCTCCACCCTCAAAGTAATTTCTCACATGAGAAACTAAATTAGGGTCTTCTCGCATAGCATCAAGAATTGGCATATAAGGTTCAATTTCGGAAAGTTTTCCGTTTAACCTTTTAGCTTCTCTACTTGAATCGCCATACCTTTTTTGTAAAGTATCAACTTCATTAGATACTTCATTCTGAACTTCTGCATTAGGGCTCGTCTGCGTGTTACCGCTTTGTTCCGAGGTTGGTTGCGAAGGTTCGTCTATTATTGCACCATTGACTTGTTGGTCTAATGTTTCAAAAAAATCATTAGATGTCATGCCCATGACTGCATCTTGTACGTTTTCATTTTCGGGGGCCGCTGTGGCGTTACCTACTTGTTCTGACATACTATCTCCTATTTAGAGTTTTATTAAATTAATAAATATCTGTTATACTGTTCAAGACTTATTATTCGTTTTTAGCAACGTCTTGTTCAGTAGATTCCATATCCATTTTCATTTGATCTTTCATTTTCTCAAACTCAACTTTTAACATTCCTCTAAGAAGTTTTTGTTGAGCTTCAGTTTCAAGAACATCTTTTCGTATTTCATTAGATGCATCGCCTACTTTCATTTTAATTCCAGCTTGAACTAATTGTCTTTCTAAAGTTTCTATAGTTCCCTCTCTTTCTTTCATTGCTTCTTCCATTGAAGATACCTGTCCTTGCAATTGAGAATACATAGATTTTCTTTCTAATACTTGTTTTTTATTTCGTATATCAGTTTCAGCTAACATTGCTACATCATCTATTAATCCAGCTTGGAACCATTTAAAATATTCTTCTACTAATGCCCATCTATTTACTGGCATTGTAGCCCCAGCAACTACTCTTATATCGAATCTCGCACTTGCATAATCTTTAAATTTTCCAATTGCAGCTCCATAATCATTATATAATTGAATATTAATTTTAATTTCTTTTTCTTGCTCTTGTGGAGATTGACCAGCTTCAGGTTGGACTATTCTAAATACTTTTTCAACTGAATAATGTTTTTGAGCTTGCATTTGAAAACATCTTCCTAAATGTTCTAATGCAGGTTCTACTACACTCCCCATCCATGCTTTTAATCTACGAGTACCAAATTCATCATTCGCCAACAATCCACGATAAGTTTCAGCTTGGTCTTGAGCAAATCCCATCATTGCAGAAGGAACACCACTTATATATTCTGCATCAGCTTTACCTTCTTGTACTACTGTATAAAAAGCATTGTTAATTGGAGCTGGTAATATAGGAGTAGGAGTAGCAAACCCTTGTCTATATTTTAACAATGCACCTGGAGATGATGAATATTTTTCCCATTCTTCTTCGGGGACCGCACCTTCTTCATACATCCATCTAAGATTAGAAGCTAAGTTTGCATTATGTAACATTATTTGGTGAGCTTTATTTATTTCTTGTTGTTTTCCTATTAATGGAGTTACTGCACTCATAGGATATGGAGTACCTGTGTACATATATGGAATAGGTATAATAGGATATTCACTTATAGGTAAAGTGTATTCATATAAAAATACATCATCACCTGCACTACAAGTTTGAATAATTCTGTTTTCATAAAAAACTACTGAATCAATAATATTCTTTTTAAAATTTTCATTTTTTGTTAAAGCATTATAATTAGACTCTGACATTACTTCTTGCTTAACTATAGTCGCCTCATCTCTAGCTCTAGATATTAATTCCATTTCTTTTTCTTTAATAGCTTGAGCGGCCATTTCTTGAGATTTTTTTATTTCTAATTGAGCTCTTTCTGGAATTACTTCTCCAGATTGCACAGCTTGTTCAATTTGTATTTGTTTTTCTATTAATCCTACTTCTACTTCTTCTCTAAATACTTGAACTTGTTTTTCTACTTCTTCTTTAAGTGTTAATAATTGAGATTGAGATGGTTCTACTTTTATATAAACATTTCTATATTTAAATTTTTTCTTATGATAAGTTTCGTAGTATGGAATAATATCTTCATCTTCAGCTTCTAGACTAATTCCCATTGTAACATCTTCAGGTTGAATTGATTCATTTAATTCAGTATCTCTTTGAGAATAAGAAATTACATCTGTACTTTTTGCTACTTTTTTAATCTTAGCTGCAAACTCTGGCAACATATTAATTAATCTAGTTCGTGCAATATTTTTACGAACTTGAATAAAATTAGCATCTCTAAATAGAAAGTCTCTACTTGCTGGGTCTACATATACATCATAAGGGTCAAGTCTGCTAAATCTTACTTCACCCATTCCTCTATCAGCATCTTTATCTACATCTACAAGAAAATAACCTATCCCTTTAGTAAGAGCATCTAAGGCAATTTGACTATATAATGATTTACCATTAGATAAATACCAACAATAATCTGCAATATCTGAGTGTACTTGTGCAACGTCTACATCATCTCCAGTGGCTCCCACTGCTTTCCATTTAGGATTATTAGCAGTAACAAAGTATTTCATTATTTCTACAATAGGAGTTATCCTATTAATAGTAAATGTTGGCATACCCGATTCTTCTAATTGGTCTTTTTCTTCTTTAGACAATTGCTCATTAAGATAAAAATCATATCCTTTTTGAGAAAGAGTTTGCCATCTTTGTCTATGAGAATTATTTGCCCTATCCCATAGTTGTTTATTTATCTGGGCTTTTGTTTTTTTAGTTGTTCTTGCCATTAATCTTTTATCTCTACATGAACTAAGTCATCGAATTTGTTATCGTTTATATCTCCATCAGAATCCCAATCACCGCCCCAACGGATATTAACACCCATTGCTTTACCTAAACCTCTTAACATTCCACCCATATAATGAAACATTTCTCTATCGTCCCAATCTATCGGGTAAGGAGCGAGGTCAACAGCTTTTCCTTTTATGTGTTTGGAATACTTGGTTTTCGTTTTCCCTTGTGCTAGTAGTTCCTGTTGCCGCTCCTTACTCCGCAAACCTTCAATAATTGTAACATCCATAATTTTAATTAATTCATTGAGTACGTTTACAAGTTTTGCATCAACACCTTTTAATCTACTTTTACTTTTTCTGCCAAATTTATACATTTATGCTACTAACCAACTTTTTGCTTTTCTTTTAGGTTTGAACCAACTTCTTTTTTTCTCATCTTTTTTCATATTTGGTGGAAAAGCGTGTACTTGTGAATAATAAAGACTCTCTATTGTGTCATCATGGCTCATTTTCGGGCCGAAAGTAAGGATTTCGTTAATTAAATCAAACATATTTTTGCGTAAATGTACCGTTCCTGTACTAAAACGAGCCGCAAGTCCCGAATAAATGCGATTTCTCTTCTGTGTTCCGCCAGGTTTCTCTGGAATTACTGCAATATCGTACTTATTCAACCTTCTTCTTTCATCATTTAAAGCCTGAAAGATACTTCTATTCATTGCAACGTCTTCTACAGTTGATGACATGCAATTATATTTCTGATGTAATTCTAGGATTATATCCACAACTCCTTTCTTTCCAAGCAACTCACCAGTGTCTGGATTCTTAGAACCTATTGTTGGAACACTTCTATGTCTTTCATATTCCAATGCATACAATTCATTATTAGAATCAATAGCAATCACTATTATAACAGAAAAATCACTATGCTTAGTATCTATATCTGTAGCAGGGTCACATCCTATAAATGTATTAACAGGTATATCATTACCATCTTTAACTATATAATTAATTCCATCTTCATGTTTATAGTATCCTTCCCAGTATCTGATGTGCTCTCTTCTCCAGATTGCATCTTCTTCACTCATGACCTCCATCATATATTCTTGGTAAAACTTCTGAGGCTGTCCAGAGTCTGCGTAAAATCTTTTCTTTTCTTTTATTTTAGATAACGGAAAAAACGAATCCCATAATGGAGTAGTTTCGTCAAGCAAGGCTTTATAAGTAATAACTTTCCAAGAAAATTTCTTTTTATCTTTAACAGCTTTTGCATGGTTAGTAATAAGATTGTTAATAAAAGAGTCATAATGTACGGGAGTACCATTAACACGCAACCGACCAGTATGAGGCTCAATAGCAGGATATACCACAGCGGTAACCAAATTAGCGTTCTTATCCCTAGCCTCTTTTGTGATTGTATTTGCTTCGTGTTCGAAATCATCAAGAACGATAAGGTCGTATCGCTTGTGGAGTTTTGCCCCTCCTCTGATTCCTGCGACATTGCTTTTGCTAATAAGCTTGCAACCGTTTGTAAGCTCAATATCTTCTTCTGTCCATTTTCTACCTCGCATTGGGCCAAAGTAATATTTTATACTATCATTAAACTCTAGATGATGTTTAATGTAATCCATATTCCCAACACTAAGCTTCTGAGTAGCAGAAACCCAAGCATAAAATAAAAAATTTTCTTTTGTAGCAAATACAAAATCTTTAATAATGGATGCTTTAGTAAGGACTGTCTTTCCATGCCCTCTAGGTATAATGATTGCAGTTTGTTTTATGTTTGGATTATCAATAGCATCCGCTACTTCATAATGAAAAAACGGAGTCTCACTTCGCATAAAATCGTCTGGTAAAAATAGCTTCCCAAATGATATAAGGTCTTTACTAGCTAATCTAAGTGCTTTTTCAGCTTTTGATACATTCTGAGAATTAATATTCACTTATGTACTTTCTTTAAAAATTCTTTAGGTATTCCACCATCAATCCAATATTCACCAACTTCTCCTTCAACTGTTGTTTTTTTGTAATATTTTTCCAAAAGTTTTTTTTGTTTCATTTTTTTATTAAACCAACTTTTTGGAACTTCAAATTCAAGAATATTTGGTTTTGCTTTTTTACCAGTTTGAGGATTAAAATTATATTGTTTTCTTGCATATCCCTTAACTACATCTATTTTATCACCAACAAAAATTCCTTCTTTAGACGGTTGAGGAATTGGAGTTCCATAATATTTTTGATTTTGAGGAGAAATAAATTTTCCCTTTTTTACCATTTTACCTTGATACCAATCTGGGACACCTCTATAAAGAGTAACCATTTCTTCACCAGATTTTTTAGCAATTTTCAAAGCCCTCTTTCCCGCAACCATCTGTCCTATGATTGGGATAGCAGCCGCAGCAGACCAAGCTGCATTACCAAATTCACCTTCTAACGCATATAAAGTAGCATCTGCTAAGTCGGCAATATTCCCATAAGCGGGTGTCATACCAGCAGCCATTAATGCATTATGTATTCCTTTTGTGCTTTTATCTATATCTCCTATATTGTTTATATTAACATTAGATTTATCAGCAACTGTATTCATCATATCAAAAGCCTGATTACTTGATACTTTTTTCTTTTTCTTTTTCATTGGAAAGAGGTTTAGTCTTTTCCCATTTGTGTCTATATTACTCATTGTTTTGTTTATATTTGCCATCTAAATATTTTTCTAGTTTTTTATCTTGCTTTGTCATGTCTACAAAATCATTGAATATAGTTTCAAATGTTTGCAATCTATTTGCTATAAAATAAATTGTTTTTTCCATGTCTTCTATTTTTCTTCTAAGGTCGTGTTTAGTGTATGTATTTTTTTGTTTCATCAAGGTCTCCCAATACCCAATTCATTTGATTGCAATATTCTTTAGCATCTTGTTTATCTCTAGCCCAAAATTGATAACCATTAATAGATGAATATTTTTTATAATTATTTTTTATATGATACGATATATTCTTTTTATTTTTAGACATTTAAGATTTAGAATCGTTTTGTATTCCATGAAATGTTTTTTTCTTCTCACCATGATATTCATAAGCATGTCCATGTATTTTTAATAAATCATTAAGACTGCTTTCTTCGCCTTTGATGTACAATTCTCCTAAGACCCTTCCATATTTACCAGTCCCAAAAGATTTTAAAGTAAATTTCCCTTCATCTGAATTTTTAAGTTTATCTTTAGTAAACTCTTTAGCTTCTAATCCTTTTGCTTTTTCTTCAAGATTACGAGTACGAGATTCCCAAGTATCTACACCCATAAATCTTATCCGTTTTTTTACCCAAGTATCAAAACCTAAATCAATCATAGCATCGCAAGTATCACCATCTACGACTCTAACTAATTTAGCACTATATATAAATTTATCTAACTTTTTTGACATTTTTATTTCCTTGATAATTAGAAAAACCTCTTGATATATACTCAGCGGCATTTTTTGAAGTAGCTGGTATAAAGTCTTTATTTTTTAAAGCCATATTTATAGCTTTATTTATAGATAATTGCTCAAGTTGATTTAATGGATTTCCTTTTTTATCTCTTTTCCTTCTTACTGTTGGAATCACCATATGCTGACCATCAATTTCAGTAGTTATTGTATATACTGATTTATTACCTAATCTTAATCCCGAACTAATAGCTCTTTCAACCCAAGGATACTTCATTCTTAATTCCGTTACATAATCTTCACCAAGAATAAATTTATTTATTAATTCATTTTCCATAACTTAATTTACACTACTTACTTCTAAGGTATGTTAAGTATTCACAAGCTACTAATGGATTAAAAATTGTTGTAATTAATCTATTGTCATCATCATCATATCTTGGGTCTATAATAGTTACAGGGCAATTAAAGATATTTTTATCATCTAATCCTAATTTATCTGCATAGTTATCCATTATCTTAAATGAGGCTACTTGCAATGCGTGACTTATTAATCCAGAAGCTGGGTCTTTAATAACTTGGTAACCAGCGACATGAGTATGACCACAAGTAAGTATATGGTCTTTCCATCCCATTTGTGCGGCTTTTGCTACACCATGAGCAGAGTTCCACATACTATTTCCTTTCCAAGTATGCCTAGCATTTACTCTTATTTCTTTACCATTTGGAAATTTAAGATTCATCCTAGCTCCCCATCTCTCATACAATCCTTTATGGTCACGCATAATAAATTCTAAAGGGTCTCCATCTCCACTCCATACATCGTGATTACCAGCAACTAAATATAACCAATTCACTTTGTTTACAAAGTATTCAGTTAATTTCCACGATTCTTTTGCAGAAGTAGATTGTTGACCATATAAAGTGGCCAACCTGCCAATCCAATTATTTTGAATGTCTCCAAGATTACCACTATACATTCCATCAGTGGCATTGAGAACATCCATGTAACGAATAATTTGGGATAAATCAGTTCCATCGTCATCAACATGAGGGTCTCCAAAATGTGCAATACCTATAGGTCCATCGGTATGTATTTTAATTTCTACTAATTTTTTAGTTTCTTTTGATTTTAGCTTTTGACTGTATTGCTTTGTTCTAAAACTTATAATGTCTTCTATTGGCATCATATCTGGGTCACGGTCAGCAACTGTAAAAGGAGAAGATTCGACAATAGTAGGTTTTATTGTTTTCTTACCACACCCATTACAATGCCACATTTGTTTTTTATCTTTAGCATAATAATTAAATCCATCTTTTCTCATAGCCCTTGCTCCGCAATGAGGGCATCCTATTACATTTCCACTATCATCTTTTCTAAAATCGTCTACAACTTTATCATTAGGATTCATCTTTTACCTCTATTTGTTTTTGTTCTCTAGATGCACCTTCTAATTGCTCAGTCGAAAATCCTTCAAACATTCCTATTAAACCCATTTCTTTTTGCTTAATTATATTACCAGAAGTACCTACTATTTTGCCTAATTCTTTTGTTGATTGCAGTATGATATTATCGTCTTCACTAAAATCAGCAAGATTTTTTAATTTTCCAAGAATGTAATTATGGTCTATTCCTAGTCCCTTTGCTACATCAAGTACAGATTTTTCTATTTCTTTCATTACCCTTTCCTGTTTTAATAATATTGTTGCTTTTTTTCTAGCCTTTTGGTCCGACATCTCTGAGTATGCATTTTTATAAGCATCCACAGCTCCCATACCTATTACAACATTTGTAACAAATTCTTTTTCTTTATTCGTTACTTCTTTTCTTTTATATACCCTTTCTGATGTGTTCTTAATTTTAGTAGAGAATGTATATCTATTCGGATGATTATCAAAGTCTGTATCCATTTTAACATTTGGTCGATTAAGGAAGCTCCCAACTATAGTTCTTACCCATCCTTTTGCAAATTTATAATTCTTTCTATCTGAGTGATGTTGTACGTTATCTGATACTTTTATTAATTGTACTATTCTGTCGTCATCAGAATATACCCAATCGCCTTGATTTGCAATCCTCCAATCTGGATGGAC